GATAAGCGATTCAAAACTAGACGCGTCTACGATTACCGCTCTGACGAATTTGAGATTTTAGACAACACTAAGGAAACGACATGACTGAACTTAAACTCTTAGACATTAAGATAGATGATCTATCTAACGCCGAACAAGCACACCTGTTGAGTTTGGCTGGTCAAATCAAAACTAAGCAGCTTTTGGCTAAACAGTTCGAAAGCTTTAAAGCTAGCAAAAGCATCATGATTCGTTGGGATGCTAGTCAAAGAGATTTTGGATTCAGCTATTGCAGTGTAAATGTTACGCCCGAAGAAGTTGAACATCTCGTGAAAGAAAAACTTAAACAATAAGGTTGGAAACAACATGACTGAACGTAAACTTGCAAGCATCCGGCGCATTGCTGACATTCAGCCCATCGAAGGTGCTGATGCCATCGTGGTTGCTACTATCGATGGATGGAAAGTTGTCGTTAAGAAAGGTGAGTTCAAGGTCGGTGATCTTGCACTCTACCTTGAGATCGACTCGTGGGTTCCTAACGAACTTGCACCTTTCCTTTCAAAAGGCCATGAGCCTCGTGAATACAACGGTGTGAAAGGCGAACGTCTGCGGACAGTCAAACTTCGTGGGCAGGTTTCGCAGGGGTTGTTGCTTCCGGTGGATTACGTTGGAGACACCTCTTTCATTACTGGATGGTACCATGAAGATGGTATTGGCACTATGGTGATGGTTGCTGAAGGTCAAGACGTGACTGAATGCTTGAATATCCAAAAGTGGGAAGCACCTATTCCTGCTCAGCTTCAAGGTCAAGCTGCTGGTATGTTCCCAACTTCACTGATCCCCAAGACCGATCAAGAGCGTATTCAAAACTGCTTTGGTGATATTCAAAAGCGTGCAAAGCGGTTCGCTACTGAGAAGGTCTGGAACGCTGAGACTCAGACTCTCGAAGAGCATCCAGTTGTTGTTCCTGCTGACTTCCAAGAACCTACCTACGAAGTCACCATGAAGCTTGATGGCTCGAGCTGCACGATCTTCCGTTGGGAAGATGAACTTCGTGTTTGCAGCCGGAACCTTGAACTCAAGATCAATGACGAGAACAAAGACAACACCTTTGTTGCTATGGCTCTTAAGATCGGGGATCGTATTCCAGACGGTATTGCTGTTCAAGGTGAAGTGATGGGTCCTGGTATTCAAGGCAACCGTGAAGGGTTTACTGAACACAAGCTCTTCGTGTTTGATATTTTTGACATCAAGGAGCATGAGTACATTCCGTCACTTATGCGGCGGCATGTGTGTGAACGTCGTGGACTTGAGCATGTTCCAGTACTTGGTGTAGATTGGAAAGCACCCAACAGTGTTGATGAGGGTCTTGCTCTTGCTGAAGGCCCGAGCATCAATCACAAGATCCGTGAAGGTCTTGTTTGGAAGTGCAATGAAGACCCGAGCTTCAGCTTCAAGACTATCAGCAATCAGTTCCTCCTGAAAGGAGGGGACTGATGTGTAACGGTAAAGGCTGGGATATTGCTTTCTATCCAGACGATGAGATCACAGTTCAACAACACTTTTGTCGAGTGTATGACAACTGTGGTCACATCGACAACACTCTCGAAGAAGCTGCAGATGATGTTGCTGCCGAATATGACAAGAGTTATGATTGGTATTGTGACCTTAAGAATCGCGATCTAGTAGAAGCTACTAATGAAAAGCTTGATTGGTTACTCGAACAGTCAAATGCTTGGCGGAATCGTACACACGAATCGTATTTGTACTACAAAAACGGTTGACACCTACTTCTACTTGGTTTAGAGTATAACCAAAGGAGACTGGTATGAAAAAAGGCGAACTACTATCTAAGATGCTTCTGATTGCTACAAATGCACATCACGGTCAGTTTGATCGTGGTGGCAATCCTTACATCTTGCATCCAATGAAAGTGATGCACTACATCAAATCTGAAGACGAAGAACTTCAGTGCATTGCCCTTGGCCACGATGTGGTCGAAGACACTAGCGTAACGTACAAAGATTTGAAAGACGCTGGCATGACCGATCGTATCATCGACGGTATTCGGGCACTGACGAAAGTTCCCGGCCAAACATACGATGAATACAAAGAAGGCGTGTTTGCGAATGCTGACGCAATGAAAGTCAAGCTTGCCGATCTTCGTCACAACACTGACGTTCGTCGCCTGAAAGGTGTCACTGAAAAAGACATCGCTCGCATGGAGAAGTATCATCGCTTCTATCTTGAACTAACCTTCAAACTGAAAGAAATTGAGAAATGAAAACTGTGTATGCTCATGCACTAGCATTTGGTATGATGACTGGCATTTGCTTTGTTACCTTTAGCGGCTTGGCTCTGTTCTTGCCATTTATCAGTGCATTCATTATGTGGGACTTGGCTCCTCTCGCGTTTGAATGGTCAACTATGTTCTTGTGGGCTCGACTTATTTTTGCGTGTTCCGCATTGATCGGTGTCTGTTTTACCTTTTCTAAAGAAGGTCAAGGCTTGGTGAAGGATATTATGAATGGTTAAGACTCGGCTGATTGGTGACATTCATGGTGAGTGGGAACCATATCACCAGACTGCATCTAATGCTATCAACTTTGGTGGATGTGAACGCACGATTCAAGTCGGCGACTTTGGCGTAGGATTCTCTGGCCCGTACTGGCACGATCGTGCTGACGAGTTTCATTGGGATGGCACTCACCGATTTATCCGCGGCAACCACGATGATCCTGCGCGTTGCAAGAAGATGTCGGGTTGGATTAAAGATGGTCTTGTTGAGAATGACGTGATGTTCATCGGTGGTGCTTGGTCGATTGACTATATGCTTCGTACCGAGGGAACCTCTTGGTGGGCAGATGAAGAACTCTCGATGGAAGAACTCTATCAGATGATCGACCTGTACGAACAAGTCAAGCCTCGTGTGATGATCACTCATGATTGCCCACAAGCAATAAGCACTGAGATGTTCATTCAGACTGGTCTTGCTTTGTTTAAGGGTAATGCTAAGACACTCCCAACACGTACTGGCATGGCATTTAGTACGATGCTTGAGATTCATCAGCCCGAAGAATGGTACTTCGGGCATTGGCACAACACGATGCAGTACAAGTATGGTAACACTATGTTCCACTGCTTGGGCATCCATGATTATGTGGACGTTGAACTATGAACTACAGAAATTATTTTGCAGAAATGCTCAAGGTAGACCCTAAAGCAATTTTTGGGTTTACACCTAAGGATGGTGATCATAAAAATTGTAGTTTAAGCAACATGTTGCTTATTATTGATCCAAAACAACTTGAAGGATATAAGAATGAAATCACAGTCCAAATTCATTAACATTCTAGCGCTGTTAGTATCGCTTTCTTTATCAGCAGTTGCGGCGTACTACTCGATCATTGGCTTAACCGCAATCTTCGCAGCATCATTTTGGCCTATTGTAGTGATGGGTTCTACTCTTGAACTGGCCAAGGTCGTTACTACGTCGTGGTTGTATCAGAACTGGAATATCGCTCCGCGTTTCGTTCGATATTATCTAATGCTAGCAATAACCGTTCTCATGTTCATCACGAGCATTGGCATCTTTGGTTACCTATCAAAAGCCCACATTGATCAATCGTCTAAGACATCAATATCGGTAGTCGACCAATCAGCTATTCAAACAAAGATCGACATTGCTAATCAGGATATTGCGATTGCTCGATCAACGTTGGCCAGTTTAGACGATGTGGTAAAAGCTCTTACCGATGCACAACGTATCCGTGGAGCTGAAGGTGCAGTTGCTGTTCGGAATAACCAACAAGCTGAACGTGACGCATTAAACGCCTTAATCGCAGAAAGTAGCAAAACCGTATCAGCACTTCTCGAAGAAAAACAAAAGGTTGATACCGAGACGTCAGCACTCGAATCTGAAGTCGGCCCTCTCAAGTACGTTGCTGAAATCGTATACGGTAAGTCAGATCTAACGACTGTTGAACACGCTGTACGACTTGTTATCTTAACGATTATTTTCGTGTTCGATCCTCTTGCTGTATTGCTTCTGATTGGCGCAAACGCTGGACTAAACCATGCTAACACTACGGTTAAGGCAAAGAGAAAAAAGTATAAGCCAAGAGTCAAAAAAGACATTCCTGTATGGAACACTGTACAAGATTTAAGTAAGTAGTGCATTTTACGGTTGACATTCTCACGAACAGTGGTATAACTGACTTGTAAAGCAAAGGAAACTTCATGACTCCAACTCTCTACTGTCTGATGCGGGAAGACCTGCAAGACCTGAATCCAGGCAAAGGTATGGCTCAAGCTATGCATGCCCAAGCCGACTTTGATCGATGGGTTAATGACCAACTCAACATTATGTTCGAGTACGTACCATTCATCAAAGAATGGCAGGAAGATCGATCATTTGGCCGCACATTAGTTCTCGAGGCTAACCTCAACCAGATTACTAATATTGTAGCAATGGGACTAGGCACGCCTCATCCTATTGATGCTACGGTTGATCCAACGTACCCATGGCGTAACTTCTACGGTAAGGTGTTTCTTACACCTGAAATCACTTGCGCTTGGGTGTTCGCTTGCGATTTGACTCCTCAACCAGTTCTCGATGAACTGCGTAAACTCTCTCTACATAGGTGATATGATGATCTCGGAAACTACGTTTACGCCTAAAGTCTCACTTTTTGTTGGGTTGGTTGCTGGCTTTACCATCGGAATCTTAGGGGCGATGTTTCTGCCAGAAACTCCTGAAGAGCAGATTGCTCGTCTGAACGCAGAGCAAATGGAATGGAAAATGAAATTTGATCGCGAGAAGCAAATGCTCGACGCGATTGGCCCCTATCTTCAATATATGAACAGGTAAGCATATGTATTATATTCCTCTCGCTATTCAAGGCGGTCTTGTCGGCATGATCGCAGGTGCAGCATATCCAGAATACACGTGGGAGTTCTGGGCAGTGCTACTTGTTAACGCTGTACTGACTACAATGTATGGTGAACTCAAGGCTTCAAACCGGTAACTTTTATATTGACATCGGTGTAAAACTGGTGTATAACTTCTACATGATGAAAAAAGTGAGTCTCAAATGAAACGAGTCGCTACTCAAGAACGTCCAAACTGGATAAAGACCGCTGAAGAAGCAGGGTTCGTATTCCATACGATGTATGGTGAACCCTATTGGGAAGAGCGGTCGATGTATCAATTCACGCTCGAGCAGATCGAGAATGATATTGAAGACCCAAGCACTGAACTACATGCTATGTGCCGTGAAGCAGTGCAACATATCGTATCGTCAGAACAACTCATGGATCGCATGGGTATCCCTGACAATATGAAAGACTTGGTAAAGAACAGCTGGCGTGCCGATGAAAAAGAATTGTATGGCCGCTTCGACTTGGCTTACAACGGCAAAGGTCCAGCAAAGATGCTGGAATACAATGCCGACACTCCTACTTCTCTGTACGAAGCTGGTATCTTTCAATGGCAATGGTTTGAAGAAAAGGTGAAGCTGGGCCATCTCGACAAAGGTGCCGATCAATTCAACAGCGTCTATGATGCACTCGTCGAACGCTTCCGAGAAATGTTTCTTCCCAATGAAGACGTACACTTTACTTCTGTTGGTGGACGTGAAAACATCGAGGACTTCGGTACGGTTGAGACGATGGCATGGGCTGCGGTTGAAGCAGGTCTTAATGCTCACTACGTACCTATCGAAGACATTGGCTTGTCTGACGCCAGTCAGTTTGCAGACGATCAAAACCGAGTGATTGGTTCTCTGTTCAAGCTGTATCCGTGGGAAGATATGCTACGAGATGAGTACGCAACAAAGATCGTTGGTTCTCGTATCCGCATGCTTGAGCCTGCATGGAAAGCTCTTGTATCGAACAAAGGCATCCTTCCAGTTCTTTGGAATATGTTTCCTGGCCACAAGAACTTGCTACCTGCTTACTGGGCAGATGAAAAGCACAACCTAAGCAACTATGTGACGAAGCCTATCTTCTCTCGTGAAGGTGCTTCCATTCGCATCTACGAAAACAATGCATTGACTCAAGAGTCAATCAACCAAGAGTACGATCACAACACAATGATCGTGCAAGAGTACTGTCCGCTTCCGGTGTTTGATGGCTTTAGGCCCATCATTGGTTCATGGATCATCGGGCAGAAATGTGTCGGTATGGGTATTCGCGAAGACCAAGACCGTATCACTCAAGACCTCTCGCGATTCAAACCTCACGTCATCATCAACTAAGGAAAATGAAAATGAAGCGTAATTTTGCTATGAAAACCCTGACCATCGGCTTGCTGACTGTATCAGCATTTGCTCTGGCCGCATGTCAAGAAGAAGGTGAAGCCCAAAGCTTTGCAAACGTTGAGCAGTGTGTATCTGCATCGAAGATGGTGGATGCTAAGTTCACCGCAGCTGACTGTGAAAAAGGCTTCACTACTGCTCAAGCTGAAAACGTAAAAAGTGCTCCTCGTTATGACGCAATGGCTCTATGTGAACAAGAGCACGGCCCAGATGCTTGTGTTGCAGAAACTGCAAGTAACGGTTCTTCCGTCTTCATGCCTATGATGATGGGTTACATGATGGGCTCGTGGATGAATAACAGTGACGATCGTCGCTACAACCACAGCTACACTCCAATGTATCCAGTCAAAGGTGGTGGTTATGCTACTTCCACTGGTTTCTACTCATCTTCGTTTGGTAACAAAGGATATGCTTCTACTTCAACCTTGGCTTCAAAGCCGGTTGCTACCTTTAAGTCTGCTCCTATGACTTCGGTTTCGGTTGCATCGAAAGGTGGTTTTGGTGGTGCTAAAGCCGGAGGTTTTGGCGGCTAATCGTAAATAACGGTTGACATTCCAAGAGGACGGTGATAGTCTGTTCATGTAAGCAAGGAGCTAATCATGAAATACTTCACCGTCCTCTTTTTTGTTGCTCTCTCGGCATGTGCTAGTTCGAGTATTCCAGTTGAAGAAGATCGTTTGATGCAACTGCAGTACATGCAAGATGTAAGTGAACGCAAAGCATTTCGTCCTGAAGTGTATGCTGAACCTGAGTTCGAAGCTGACTGCATCGAATATCAAATGGAAGAATGCTACAAATAACAGTTGACATCTTCTTCGAGATGGTGTAAACTGTATATATGAAAAAGGTGTACAACATGCGTTACTTCAAAGTCGGCGGGTATGTCCGTGATTACATGATAGGTGTCCGGTCTCAAGACGTCGACTGGGTCGTAACCGGCGCAACTGAAGCCGAGCTGATGGCTTCTCCTCCATTCTACATCAAGTCGTTCGCCAAGGTCGGGGCTGAGTTTCCTGTGTATCTGAGTGATCAAGGTGATGAATGGGCTCTGGCTCGTCGTGAGAAAAAGTCTGGTAAAGGTTACCATGGCTTTGATGTTGAGTTTGGTCCTGAAGTCACGATCGAAGAAGATCTGTCTCGTCGTGATCTGACAATCAACGCTATGGCGATCGAGTTCTTCAATGATGGAGTGACTCGTGTTATTGAAGTAATCGATCCATTCAATGGTCAACAAGACATCGAGAACAAAGTGCTGCGGCATACTTCAGATGCTTTCCAAGAAGATCCTGTTCGTGTTCTGCGAATGGCTCGTTTCCGTGCTCGCTTTGGTCCTGAGTGGACTATTGCGCCCGAGACTGTTGCTCTGGTTTCTTCTATGGCAAAGCAAGGTGTTCTGAAGGAGCTGACTGCTGAGCGTGTCTGGAAGGAACTGAGTCGAGCCCTGATGGAACCTCATGCTCGGTTGTTCTTCGACACTCTGCTGGAATGTGATGCTCTGCATGTTGTGTTCCCTGAAGTCTATCGTCTGAAGACTGCTCTGGAAGCTCGTCGTTGGCACCCAGAAGGTGATGCTTACGAGCACACGATGCTGGTTCTGACTCAAGCAGTACGAAATGGGTTTGATCTGGAAGCTCGAGTTGCTTGTCTGGTTCATGACTTTGGTAAAGGTCTGACTCCTCGTGATCAACTGCCTAAGCACTACGGGCATGAAGTCACTGGTGTTAAGGCTGCTAAGGACTTCTGTGATCGTCTGACTGTTCCATCGAAGATGCGGGATCGGGCAATGAAGACAACCCGTTACCACATGCATATGCACAAACTGGATGATCTGAACGCTAAAACGTTTGTGAATATGTTCGAAGACATGGGTGCATTCAACGATCCTAGTGTAGTTGTACTGCTGTGGGCTGTTGGTGTCTGTGACGAGAACGGTCGTCTGGGTTCTGAGAATGCTCCTACTGAGCATCTGATGAAAGTTCGGCATGTCTTTGATGCGGTTCGTGCAGTAAAGTTTGCTGACGTCTTTCCAAACGGTGAGACCAATGTAGCCCGTATCAAAGACGGTATGTTCAAAGCTCGTGTTCAGGCGGTTAAGACTGCCTGAACTTTAACAAGGAAAAGATGATGTCTGTAATTGAAAAACTAAAAGCCGAGTCGCTAGCTCTTCGTAAAGCAAAGAATCCTATTGCTGCGTCTATCACATTCGCTTTGAGCGAGATCGATAAGTTCGGTAAGAACAACGGTAATCGTGAGACTACCGAAGATGAAGCGATCAAGGTGATTCAGAAGCTTATCTCTACGATCGATGAGAACCTGAAGCTAGACCTCAGTGATGGTCGTAAGATCGCTCTCAACCATGAGAAGAACATCCTATCTCGGGTTCTACCTCAGATGGCTTCTGACGAAGAAGTTCGTACGCTTCTGAAAGATGTTATTGGTGATGAGACGCCAAAGAACAAAGGTGTTGCCATGAAAGTCATTCGTGACGAGTACGGTGCTAAGGTCGACATGAAACGTGCCGGCGAGATTGTAACTGAAATGTATGGGATTTGAAATGAACACATTTATGAAGTGGTTTTCGCTAGCCACAGCAGTCGTCAGTCCAGTGCTTGTACTGCTGTTATTGTATGGCTCAAATTGGCTGTCGGCTATCACTTGGGTATGCATCGGAATTACTGGGCTGCTCAATTACGTAACGGTAAAACAAACCGAAGAAATGAAACAATTGAGAGAGGAAATGCAAAATGACTATCGTAGTTAAGGCACCTGCGCAATACGACCCCGGAAATGCTATTCGTATCTTCCTTGGTGGATCCATTGATATGGGCACCGCAGAGAACTGGCAAGATCGCCTTGCGAAAGACTTGTCGGGTTATTCCGATGAAGATCTGATTCTGTTGAATCCACGCCGTGATGATTGGGATTCGTCATGGGTTCAAGACCCAACTCCTGGCACTCAGTTCTATGAACAGGTTGAGTGGGAACTTGAGCAACAAGAAGAAGCTGAAGGTATGGTTTACTACTTTGCAGCTGACTCGTCCTCGCCTATCACATTGCTTGAACTTGGACTGTTTAGTCAAAGCAATGCAATCGTATGTTGCCCGAAAGAGTTCTATCGTTATGGCAATGTGAAGATGGTGTGTGATAGGTACAACATCGTGATGGTTGAAACCTATGAAGAGATGGTGACCTTCATCAAAGGTGCGATCGACGCTGAACTTCAGGGTTGACATTTCTTAAACTTGTGATAGACTAGATAAATACGGCCAAGCAGCCTAACATAGGAGAACTAAAATGGCGAAGAAGGGTGGCAAGTCGAAAGGCTTAATCTCGAAGGGTATCCACAGCACTGTAGATCGCAAGATCACGAATGCTCTGCGTTCAGAGTACTTGCAATCCAGTGATCGGATTTTGAATCAGATGAAAGCTTTGCGCCAAGGCAAAGACGTCGTTGTGACGATGGCAAATCCGAACAAAGAACAGACGAACAAGAAGTTCATCAAGGTTCGCCTGTCTGGTAGAGAGTTCGTTGCTCGCTTGAAAGATAACTCGCGTATCCAAAAGACGGCTGAGGCATAATGATCACGATCTACGGCACTACCACTTGTAAGTGGTGCAAAGCAGCAGTCTCTCTCGTGGAAGCGAGAGGACTACAATATGATTATCGTCTGATCGATGAGAATGAACAGTTTTACGCTGAGCTGAAGACGCTGAAGCCTGATACTAAGACTGTTCCTCAGATCTGGTGGGATAACCGCTACATCGGCGGATACGCCGATCTTACAACTGAAATTGAAAACACCTCTGGAGGATTTGGCGATGGAAAGTTCTGAACTCTTGAAGAAAGACGAATTGATTAGTCTCTTCAAACGGGAAACAGTGAACATCGAGTTCACGAAGAATGATGGTACAACTCGTGCTATGAAATGTACGCTTATGCCTGAGATGTTGCCAGTTCAAATTGAACTAGAAGAATTAGTCAACACCCGTAAAGGCAACCCTGATATTCTTGCGGTCTTTGATCTTGACAAGAGTGAATGGCGATCATTTCGCTGGGATCGTCTTCTCAGTGTAAACGGGGTGAAAATTGACTAAATCACCACGTGGTGGAACAGAACTTATGGCGGATCGGATTAACTCCCTTCCGCCTGAGTTGCTTTCACATTTTCAAATTATTCATTCCCGTGTAAGAGAACTTGATCAAAGCAAGAAGAAGATCTATGTTCTTCATGATCTTGCAGGTGATCCTGAGGTAGAACACCTTAAGAACGGTGGTTGGCAACGATTTGATAAACTTGTGTTTGTCAGCCATTGGCAACAACAAATGTACAACGTTCAACTCGGCGTACCATTCAGCGCAGGAATCGTGCTTAAGAATGCGATCGAGCCTATCCCAGAGCATAAGAAGCCCGATGATAAGGTACGTCTTATGTACTTCTCGACTCCTCATCGTGGTCTTGAACTGGTCTATCCTGCGTACGATAAGATGTACAAGAAGTTTGGTGATAAGATTGAACTGAACGTCTTCTCTTCATTTGATCTGTACGGATGGGAAGTACGAGATCAACCGTACAAACAGTTGTTCACTAAGCTAACCGAACATCCTGGAATCAACTACTCGAAGTCAGTTACAAACGCCAAGATTCGTGAAGAACTCATGCGATCACACATCCTTGCATATCCTTCGATCTGGCAGGAAACGTCTTGTCTAGTTTTGATCGAAGCGATGTGTGCTGGATTAACGTGTGTACACTCTTCTCTTGCTGCACTTCCAGAGACGTCGATGGGTTGTACATACATGTATGACTACACTGAAAACGTAGGTGCTCATCTATCAAGGTTCGAACAGACACTTGAAAGCTCTATCGAGGATGTGATGGATGGGTTCGAGGTTAGTCCAGAGCGTGTGCAATTCATTAACAGCACCTACGAGTGGGCTTGGCGTTACAATGAATGGAATAACCTATTGACATCTCTTATGTGATGATATATACTGTTCTCAAAGGAGATCTGTAATGGCAGCTGCACTCAAGAAAATATCGGTTAAGAAGAAAAAGCCCGAAGCAAAACCGGTGCCCCAGCGTAAGTCTGGGGCAGCGAAGATTCTCGAAGAAAAACACGTTGGTGTCGAGATCACAAACTGGACCATGATCCAACCAGAAGAAATGGACAAGGCGATCTACCAGTGCCTTCGTAACTACGGTTACTTCTACGATCATAAAGAAGCTTTCAAATGGGCTGAAGCTTGGGTCAAGAAGAACATGACAGCAAGCGAATTGGCTGACTTCAAGTACTCTGAAGATTGGCGTGTCAATACAACCCTTGGTGGTCTGTGTAAGATGCACATGGCTGGTGCCCAGCT